ATTCAAGAAGAAGAGTATCTCTTGCGGATTACGAATTTGCTGATCTTATTGATCAACAAGACAAAGTTAGACTCTTAATTGATCCAACTTCATCTTACGCTCAAGCCGCTGCTATGGCAATGGGAAGAGCAATGGATGATGTGATTATAACAGCTGCAAGTGCTACTGCTTTCACAGGTGAAACTGGTGCAACTTCAACTGCTGCTCAAACTGCAATCGCTGCAGGTGGAGCTGGTTTAACAATTGCAAAATTAAGAACTGCTAAGCAGACTTTTGATCTAGCAAGTGTTGATCCTTCAATCCCAAGACACATTGTCGTGGGACCAGAGCAAATCACAAACCTTTTATCAACAACTGAAGTAACAAGTTCAGATTTCAATACTGTAAAAGCATTAGTACAGGGTGAAATTGACTCGTTCCTTGGGTTTAAATTTACTGTATCAAACAGATTAGCAAAATCTGGTAATGACAGAACTTGTTTAGCTTTCGCACAGGATGGAATCACTCTTGCGATTGGTAAAGACGTATCAGCTAGAATAGACGAAAGAGCAGACAAATCTTACGCTACTCAAGTATACTACTGCCAATCAATCGGTGCTACTAGAATGGAAGAAGCAAAAGTTCTTGGTATAGTATGTCAAGAAGCATAATAGGAGATATATATGACAACTAAAAATACAGACTTAGTAGGTAACTTTGAAGCTACCCCTCAAGTTGCAAATAGTGCTGCTGAATTAGCGGGTGTTCTTAGAACAGCTCATGGTTCAGTTGAACTTGCTGCTGGAGACAGTACTGATAACGACATTGTTATGTTAGCACCTATTCCAAGTAATGCTGCTGTACCAACTTTATTTGTTGGTTCAGACACATTTGGTGGTTCTTGCACATTCAATGTTGGTATCTACAAAACTGACGGAACAGTAAAAGATGAAGATGTTTTCGCAACATCAGTAGCTGACGCTGCCGCTATGGCAGATGTACGTTATGAAGCTGCAGATCTTAATACTGGTTCTCAAAAGTTATGGGAACTTGCTGGAGACAGCGAAGATCCGGGTGGATATTTCTACATAGCTATTACTTTCAATGCTACTGGCGGAACTGCTGGTACATTAAATTGGAATATTAGCTACGTTGTAGATTAATAAACAAAATTTTAGGGGGTGGAAGCGAGAGTGGAAACCCCCTAGAGTGCATGAAAAAGATACAAGATTTAAAACCTGTATTACATTTTAAAAAAGATAATTATGTATATAGGTATGTATTAGTAGATAGGTTTAAACATGATACTAAATATCATAATGGCTTTGACACTAAAGAAGAGAGAACAACAGAAGAAATATTTGCTTTAGAAAAAGATAGACAGATAAGGCGAAAGTATATTATAAGGAAGTAGTATGGCATCAGTAGTAGATATTTGTAATGGAGCATTAAACCAGTTAGGTGCAACAACTATACTTTCATTAACAGAAGATTCAAAAAACGCTAGACTTTGTAACTCAAGATATACCCAAGTAAGAGATGCTTTATTTAGAAGTCATCCTTGGAACTGTTTACAAAAAAGAATACAGATTGCAGCAGACACTACAGCTCCTGCATGGGGTTTTAGTTTTGCTTACACCTTACCAGCAGATTGTTTAAGACTACTTAAAATATTAGATTATGATTCTAATTACAAAGTAGAAGGTAGAAAAATTTTAAGTAACACATCTAGCATGAAAATATTATATGTTGCTAGAGTTACAGATCCCAATGAATATGATGAATTATTAAGAGAAACATTATCTGCATCACTAGGTGCTGACATTGCTTTTGGAGTTACTTCTAACAATCAAACAGCAAGTAATATGTATAATTTATTTAAAGAAAAATTAAAAGATGCTAGATTTGTAGATTCAACTGAAGGTCAAAATATTGATTCAGATTTAGGCATGGCAGATGTTATAGACGCAAGTACCTTTATTAACTCAAGATATTAATCAATGGCTAGAGTTGCAGTTGAACTAACAAACTTTACAGGCGGTGAGCTATCTCCTAGATTAGATGGCAGAACTGATTTAACTAAATATACATCTGGTTGTGCAACCTTAGAAAACTTAATAGTTTATCCTCATGGTTCAGCAGCTCGTAGACCCGGTTCTACATTTGTTGCAGAAGTTGCAGATAGCGATAACAAAACAAGATTAATTCCTTTTGAATTTTCAACAACACAAACTTATATGCTTGAGTTCTCAAATTTAAAAATGAGAGTATTTAAAGATAGTGGTGCTGTATTAGAAGGAGACAAAACTATATCTGGAATTACTAAAGCTAATCCTGCTGTAGTAACTGCAACTTCACATGGATATTCAAATGGTGATGAAGTAGTAATTACTGCTGTTGCGGGTATGACAGAAGTTAATGGTAAAAGATTTTTAGTTGCAGACAAAACAACAAACACATTTGAACTACAAGACAAAGATGGAGTTGATATAAACAGTTCAGCATTTACCACTTATACTTCTGGTGGTGTATCTAATAAAGTTTTTGAATTAGCAACACCTTATACTACTGCACAACTATTTGATATTAAATTTGCACAAAGTGCTGATGTAATGTATATTACGCATCCTTCACATGAGGTAGAAAAACTATCTCGTACTGGTCATACTTCTTGGACATTAACTGATGTAGATTTTACTAATGGACCATTTCAAGATGCCAATATTACAACAACTACTTTAACACCAGCTTCAGCATCTACAGGATCAAGAAATATTACAGCAAGTGCTACAACAGGTATTAATAATGATCAAGGATGGTTAGCAACAGATGTTGGTAGACAAATACATTTTAATAGTGGTTATGCAACAATTACAGCAATAACAAGCTCAACAGTTGTAGTGGCAAATGTAACTACAGCTTTTACAAATGCTAATGCTATTACTGCTTGGCAACTAGGAGCTTTCTCAGATACTACGGGTCATCCTTCTTGCGTAACCTTTTTTGAACAACGATTAGTTTTTGCAGGTACAACAAATCAACCACAAACAATATTTTTTTCAAAGTCTGGTGATTACGAAAACATGGATGCAAACATTGGTGGCACAATAGCTGATGATGATGCAATCATTTATACAATCGCATCTAACCAAGTTAATGCTATTAGATTTATGACAGCAACTAGAACTTTAATTCTTGGTACAGCAGGTGGTGAGTTTACAGTAAGTGGTGGTGGTACAGATAGTGCAGTTACACCAACTAACATATTAATTAAAAAACAATCTAACCATGGCTCAGCAAATGTAGATGCTATTGCTGTAGGTAACGCCACATTATTTTTACAACGTGCTAAAAGAAAAATTAGAGAACTAGCTTACAACTTTGATGTAGATGGTTACATAGCTCCAGACATGACTATTCTTGCAGAACACGTTACTGAAGGGGGTCTAACACAAATTGCATACCAACAAGAACCTAATCAAATTGTTTATGGAGTTAGAGGAGATGGTGAGTTAGTAGGTTTGACTTATCAAAGAGAACAACAAGTAACTGCTTGGCACAGACATATTTTTGGTGGAAGATTCGGTGTAGCAACAATTACAGTTTCTGATTACGCAAACATTACAACTGGAACTAAATTAACTTTAACAAAATCTGATGGCACAACTGTAGACTTTACTTCTACAACAGGTACTGCTGGAACTAATGAATTTAAAACTCAAACTAATAATAATACTACAGCAACTAATTTAAAAACTGCAATCAATGCTCATGCTAATTTTACTGCAACAGTAAATTCTGCAGTAGTAACTATTACTGAAACAGCACATGAAGCAACAGGATATTTAACAATTAAAAGTTTTGATAGCACAAGATTAACTACAACAAGTGAAGGTAAAGCAGTAGTTGAAAGTATAGCTGTTATTCCAACAGACGATACAGAATATCAAGTTTATGTTATTATAAAAAGAACTGTTAATGGTGCTACTAGAAGATATGTAGAATTTTTAAATGTACTTGATTTTGATAAAACAGATAACACATCATTTAATTTTTTAGATAGTGCGTTAAGTTATAGTGGTAGTGCAGTTAGTACATTATCTGGATTAGATCACCTTGAAGGTCAAGTTGTTTCTATATTAGCAGATGGTGCAACGCACCCTAATAGAACTGTAAGTTCTGGTAGTATAACTTTAGATCGTTCTGCAAAAAGTGTTAAGATAGGTTTAGCTTATACATCTTTACTACAAACTATGAGATTAAATGCTGGATCACAGAATGGTACATCACAAGGTAAGACTAAAAGAATATATGATATAACAGTTAGAATGTTTGAAACTATTGGTATAGAGGTTGGACCAGACTTAACTAATCTTGAAAGAATACCTTTTAGATCATCTACTGATTTAATGGATGAAGGTATACCACCATTTACAGGAGACAAAGAAGTAGAGTTTAGAGGAAATTACGAGACAGATGGGTTTATTTTTGTTAGACAAACACAACCTTTACCTTTTACAATTTTATCGTTATACCCAAGGTTAACTACTAATGATGGATAATATGTTATATATAATACCCTACACAGCTGAACATGGAAGATTTATATTATCTCAACAAATGAATCATAAATTAATGGATAAAGATGCTGAGTTTAAAGGAGATGCTATGAACCTTGTGCAAGACCACTTAGCTTTTACAGGCATTGTAAATGACAAAGCTATTTTTGCTGCAGGAATGAAAATGGTTTGGGGTCAAGTGGCAGAAGGTTGGGTCATTGCAACACAAGAAGTTTGGAATCATCCATTATCAGTTGCTCGTGCAATTAAAAAAGATTTTGCAAAGGTTGCAAAAAAATATAATATTAAAAGAGTTCAAACTGCTGTAAGATCAGATTTCGATAAAGGAATAAGATTTGCAAAGTGGTTAGGATTGGAGAACGAAGGTTTAATGAAACACTATGGTTTTGATGGTTCACATCAATACAGATATGCGAGGATATTTTAATGGGTTGGGTATCAGCAGCAGTATCAGTAGCAGCAGCACAACAAGCAGGTGCGATTGGTAAATATAACCAATCTATTCAAGAAAGAAATGCAACTATTGCAGAACAAGAAGCTGAAAGACTTGAACAACAAAAAGAATTTGATATTGCTAGATTTGACCAACAATTTGTACAATTACAAGGTCAAACTAAAACTGCAATATACAAATCTGGTGTAACATTAGAAGGTTCGGGTTTAAGAGTTATGAGATATAATGCTGAACAAGCAGAAATAGAAAAAAATATTTTAGATTATAATTCTAAAGTAGCACAATCACAAAAACTTGAAGAAGCAAACTTTGCTCGTATGTCTGGACAAATGGCAAGAATGGAAGCAAAACAAGCACAGTTAGGATATTATGCACAAGCAGGTCAAAGTTTAATGACTAACTATGGGTAACTATGAGAAATTATAAATCAGAATATAAAAACTACCACTCTAAACCAAAACAAAAAAAGAATAGAGCTAGTAGAAATGGTGCAAGAAGAATTATGAAAAAAAAACTTGGTAATAGTATATTGGGTAAAGATATAGATCATAAAGATAGAAACCCTAGAAACAATAGTAGAAGTACC